GCGCTTGACAATCCATGGGGCCTATAATGCCATTAGAATCTGTAAAACAAAAAACTATCACACAAACGCCATTGCCTTACAAGCGTGATGCATTGGAACCTGTGTTAAGTGAAACCAACATTGACTATCATTATGGACACTTATACAAAGGTTATGTAGATCGTTATAACGCACACGAAGGTGATCGTGAATTTAATCGTGCTGGAGCTTTCTTACACGATATATTCTTTACACAGTTTACTGATCCAGACAATACAACAGAACCAGGCACAGCTTTTATGCTGTTGATCAAACCTTACAAAAAGCTATCAGTATTAAAAGATGAAATGCTGGAAGAGGCAATGCGTATTGAAGGATCTGGATGGATCTATCTTAACACCAAAGGTGCAATAAAAACTATTGCCAATCACGCAATTCACAATGATATTGTTTTGTTAATTGATTGGTGGGAACACGCTTGGAACCCAGACTATCTCTGGGACAAGCGTGAATACTTTCATAAAATTTGGGATATCATTGATTGGAATCATATTGAATCAAGACTGGCAGGTATGTGATGGTAGATGGGAGTGGCCGTGACAAAGACACAAAAACAACGAGCCGTCAAGATTTGGCCCTACGTCAGACGCAAGACACTCGTATCCTGCAAAAGGTCAATGCTGTACATCGTGATGCATTTATGTTAAAGTATCCAGGCCAGGTGCAACATTGCCTGCGCCTGACCATGGAACGCCTGCAGTTGGGCTTGGACAAGCGTGATGGCATGGTAGCAGCAGATCCCCAGACCTGGCGCCTGTCAGCGGCGGAACTGGCAGACCTTGCTGATTGTGCTCATAAATTAAACGATATCCTAAAAGGATTCTAAATGCTGGATCCAGCGGTATTAATGCGTCGTGCCATACGCTATGTGTGTGAACAGCACCAGGTCAATCCTACACAGATACATACTTACCCTGCAGATGTACAGGCCAAGTTTCAGGACCTGGCGATTGCTGTGCGCGATGACATGGAATTCAACCAGCTTAAATATTTTAGGCCTTTTCAACATCAACTTCGCTTTTTTGCAACACACAACAGCGATCGCCGCGGTATCCTGGCTGCCAATCGTATTGGCAAAACGGTATCAACCTGTTATGAAACTGCCATGCATCTTACTGGACTTTATCCAGACTGGTGGCCTGGACGCAGATACAACAAACCTGTAAACGTAATGGTTGCAGGTGAAGGTTGGAGTCAGGTTGCACTTGTACTACAAAACGAACTGTTAGGGACCAACGATGTCAAGATCAGAGACCATATTGGCACAGGTGCTATACCCCGTGCGTGTATTGTTACAGAAACTATGCGAAGCGATGGCGCTAATTGTATTGGCGTTGAGATACGTCACGCGTCTGGCAGTAAAAGTTATCTGCTGTTTGCTAACTATACTCAGGAAGTTAGACAAATGCAGGGTTTCAAACTCAACCTGGCCGTTTTTGATGAGCAACCGCCAGATGACTTTTTCAGTGAGATTGTTACGCGAACTGCTACTACACAAGGACAAGTACTGTGTTCGTTTACCCCGCTCAAAGGACTCAACGGACTTGTAAGTAAATTTTGGCATCAAGAAGAGGGCTATGAACACATACGTGTGTCATGGGATGATGTGCCAGAATATGATCCCTGGGGTGAACCATTCCTACTCAAAGAAACTAGACTACAACTTGAACGTGATTATCTTCCACACGAGCGTGATGCTCGCCGTAATGGTGTGCCTGTCATGGGTAAAGGTGCAGTATTCCAAATACGTACATGGCCCACCTATAAAATGGGTACATATGATTTTCGTAATGTCATGGGTCTATATCGCGTTATTGCTCTTGACCTGGGCCTGGTCAATGACAAAACGGTTTTGACACTTATGTATTGGGATCCCAACGGTCAAGAAGCCTGGTTGGATCGCCAGATAGTGGTCAAAGGCACAGAAGAAGCCAATCCTGTAAATTATATACAACACCTAATGCGTCCAGAAGTATTTGGCACGCCTATTGTGTTACCACCAGACGCAGGTACCATTGGACGTTATACCATGAGTGCTCTAAGTATACGTCAGTTGTTTGAACAATATGAATTAAATGTGTACCCTGAAGCTGTACACAATCCACCAGATGCAGAAGGACGTGTGACCAATCACAAGGCCTTTGGTATCAACATGATGCGACAGATGTTGGAGTTGGGCACATTCCATGTAAATGAAAATTGTGTTGAATTTTTGCGTGAAGCACAAAACTATTATGTAGATGACAAAGGACGCTTTAGTGATCCAGATGATTGTATTGATTCTGCTCGCTATGCCTTACTTGGATGCCTAAATGGTTGGGCTGAGCCGTGGGATAGTCGCAGTCCCAGTCAGCGTTTCCGCGATGCCGCACATCAAATGAAAATGCGCAAAGCACAACAGGCTCTTGCAGAACGTCCTGCTTGGAAGCGTGTTTATAGCGCAGATGAATAGACAATAAATAATAAAATAACTTAAGGTATTCTATAATGTTAGACCTAAAAAACGTCGTAGTTAGTAATTTAAACACAAACTCTGGCGCATTGGCACGCTTTATCAAAATGAAGAGTTTGCTGGACCAAAAGTGTGCAGCAAATTTAAGACTTTTAGCAACAAAAAACAATATCAATCGTACCAGTGATTATCATTACCTGGTCTTGGCCATGACTCAGTCAACAGAGCCTGTAAACGGCATTGATTATATACACCCTGTGGTAAAACCTGCGGTAGATTACGCTACTAGCGTTATTGTCAAGGGCATGGCTCAAAATGGTGAAATCAATTTTGAATTTGTTGCAGACAATGAAGATGATGAAGCAGCCGCACGTCAAGCTACCAACATGGTACACAAGCTGATCAATCAAAACAACGATCCACATTTTATCCTGCAACACTGGGTAATGGATGCTTGCCTGCACAAGAATGGTGAAATGTTGATTGCGCCCATGCGCGAGCAGATTACACGTTACGTAACAACATCTGGTACATTGGACCAATTAAAAGCCTTTGAACAACAGGCAGAAGAAGCAGGCCTCACCGCACGTCGTAACAGCCGTCGCAAACGATCAGTCAACATGGCACAAGTTGTTGCTGAAACACAACAATTTTTACAGGCTGCTGATCAAGACCAAGCTGAACAAATGATTAATCAACGCATTGAGCGTAGTCGTGCTATTGCCCGTGGCGATACAGCACAAAATCCTTTGGAAGACTTTGCGGACGAAAACAACGTACAATTACAAGAAGGCGAAGATGCACTGGATGAAGCAATAGCTCGTAATACCATTTATGAAGCTGAATACAAGTTGACTGGTTATACCATTAATGTCAAGTTCCGCCCAATAGCACAACACTATTGGATGTGTGACCCAACCGTTATTGAAATACAAGAACAACCATTCTGCGGTTTCTACAAACCCATGAGTATTCAAGAAGCAACTGAATTATATCCAGACATTGATCTGGAGGAGTTTAAGATATATGCTGAATATAGTAATGTGGGAAGTTACCAAGCTGGGTCTCTTCTTAATAATCTGGCCATTCATGCTCGCGATAGTGTACCTATCAACGGTCTCCCTGCTCAAGGTTATGCGGCACAGGAACCAGAAGCACGTCAAGTCACCGTCCTTACCGTCTGGAACAGATACGATATTGACGGAGACGGAGAATTAGAACTGGTTGAACTGATCTATTCAGGACAATATGTTATTTCAGCACGTGAAGTAGAATTTATTCCTGTGGCCAACATGGTACCAAAACCACTACCACAAAACTTCTATGGTATGAGTATTGCTGAATCAGTTACACCCATGCAAGAGTATATGACATCAGGTTATCGTGCAGAATTGTTGATGGGCTTGTTACAATCAACACCACGTATTGGTGTTAAACCAGATCGTGTTGATTTTGAAGAAATGCAAGACGGCGAAGCCGCTATCTTTATCCTTGATAGCAAATTCAATCCGCAGACAGACATTTATCCAATGCCTACTCCACAGGGTAATCCAACCTTTATGGACAATACCTTGAACCGTATGCAGAATGACCAAATGGCCATGGTTGGTATGACTTCGCCACAAGATGTATTCAATCCAGAAATCATGGATGCAGGAAATTCAGGAGCTAAACTAAACTTGGCCCTGAGCCCCAATCAAATTATTCAAGACAACACCGTTAAAAATTCAGCAGAAGGTTTGAAAGATGCTATTTGGTTGATCTGGCGTACCTTGGTAGCACATGCAGATGATTATGGTGTACGTAAACTGGCACAAGAGTTTCATCCAGAAGGCAAGCCCATATTCTTAGATGGTGAAGCCTTTGACAACATGGATTTCAATGACCGCAAAACCATTCATATTGAATTGGCCCTGGGCATGAAGTCAGAAGAAAACGCCCTACAACGCAGTCAAATTATTAAACAGGCACAGACACAATTAAATGCTGAAGTGGCACAGGCTGTACAAGCAGGTATTACCAGCCCTGATCTGTTTAAGAAAATGCGCAAGCCCTATGAAGATACCTTGTATACCTTAGGTGTTAAAGAAGCAGATACATATCTTGTGACCATTGATGAAGTGACTGAAATGGCCAAACAGGCAGCACAAAAAGCACAGGCCGCACAACAAGCCGCACAACAAAATCCAAGCCCAGATGATCAGAAGAAAAAAGCAGGCGCACAATTGGATCTGGTACGTGCTCAAGAAATCATTGCTGATATCAACGGCAATGATGCCAAACGTCAATTAGAAGGCTATGCTTTAGTGGGCGAACATAAGGCTCGTGCATTTTAACGTATAAATAGTTTTATTGGTAAGGACTGGAAATGATAGAAAATGACGTGGTAGAAGCGTTTAACAAACGCTTGACCGTTGATCTCAACAATATAAAACGAATGACACCTGGTCAATTAGACCGTGTAAAAGAGATTGGCAGTCAAGCAGAGAATTTATTAAAGAACAAAGACTTTGCGTACTTTGTTCATACATTTAAGTTTGAACGTGTAGATGTCTTGGCAGAAATACCAGGGCACACACCAGAAGATAATAACTTGCGAGTTGCCGTTAGCAACCAACTTGCAGGATTAGACGAGTTCATTAAATCGCTTAAACGTGCGATTTATTTTAAGAACCGCGTGGTAAGTCATCAGACAGGCCAACAGGTCACTGAAGACCCCATAGCGTAACGTAAAAAGGAGTATCAATGGATACTATTGTTGCTGACATACCTAATGTCCCTGTGGACACGGTCCCTGTCAAAGAAGCCAGTGTTGGATTGGATGCAATAGCCGCAAAAATGGCCGCCATGCGTAACCAAGTAGCCGCTACCATACCAGCTGGGACAGGTTCTTCTGATGAGGCAAAAGCAGAAGCCCCTGTGGCACCCAAAGGTGTTGAAATCCAGGAAGAAACGCCTGAGAACGATACCAATTTGATTGAGCCAGAAGTTGCAGAACCAGAAGCAGAGTATAGTGAAGATGGCATTGAAGCAGGAGACGCCCCCCAAGATGATCTTGAGGTAAGCCAACCAGATTCAACTCAAGCAGAAGTTATTGATTTCTTGGAGTTTGCAGAAACTCATCCCAACGCTAAATTTAAATTTATGCGTAATGGAAAAGAAATTGAAATTGATGCCAAGAAGGCCGCCGCTATTCTAGGTCAAGGTGCCGCAATTAGCGAAGAAGCAAGACAACTTAAAATTCAAAAGGCTGAATTTGATGAGTATCTCTCAACAAAGAAAGCTGAAACTGATGGTTTAATGTTGGCAATGGAATTTACCGTACGTCCTCAATTACAGCGGGCATACGATGAGGTTATAAAGGTACAACAATACCAAAATACCTTTAGACAGCAGTTGGCACAAACCGCTGATCCTGTACAACAGGCTCAGATACAGGCCAATATGCAACAGAATGAACGTTACCTACAACAAATAGGTCAAACAATCAATCGTCTAAAGCCAAATTTGGAGCAGTTTTACCAGTTGCGTAGTAATCAAGTTCGTGAGATTCTTGATAGCAACCGCAAGGGATTCCAAGACAAGGAATTACGTAATGCGGCTATCTATGAAGAGGTTCGCGAAAAAGTTGCAAAAGGTTGGGCATCAGCCAAGAACCAATTGGTTCCAGGTGTTGATAACATAGACCTTGTAACAAGTGATGAGCATATCTTATCCTTGATACGAGATGGTCTAAAGTATCGTGATCGTCCCAAGGCCAAGGCCGCTGGTAACAGCATTGCCGCACTAACTACTCGCAAAACCGCAGGTTCCATTAATCCAGGCCGTCAGCAGGATAACGTGTCTAGTCTTCGCGAACAAGCCAAGCGTGGCGACACAAAAGCCGCAGACAATCTACTAGTAGCTCAATTAGCGGCGCTAAGAGCACAACGTAGATAAAGATAAGCCAAAATTAAAGGAGAAATATTATGGCAGCTCAAGGTTATAACTCAACCGCAGTCATTGGCAATGGTACTACAGGCTATCAAACTGATATCGT